TCTATTATAATGCCATAGTAGATTTGTCTTGGACACTATGTTATGTGTCGGCAGAATTTGCCTGTAGCCAACAGGGAAAAAGAGTAGATTTATCTGGAATAAGACCTATCGATGAGGCAGCAACATTACTTAGAAGTGCTGAACGAAACGTGACAGCACCTACTGCCGAGAATAATCCCTTTGAGTACCTGAGGATGATGTGCCCTGAATTCATTCCTGCCTTCGATCAGATTATTGATTTTTGGAATGCTTTTTCAGATTCAGAAATAAGAAAGCGCTACAATTTTTGTAAACATAAAGGGAGACCGGCATATCAGGAAATTGAAGATTTGTCTTCAGGACGCGTGATGGGCTTTTATGTTCAAAATAAAGACACGGGAGAGAAAACCCAGATGGCGTCGGATATTGCTGATGTTAGGTATTCTTTTTCATTGGAGGATGCAATTGTGCAATTGGCGGATTTTGATGATAACAAGCTCTTCCCATACATTAGAAAGTTGATAGATACGATTGAAGATATACTGAAGCCATCGCCGATGATTTAAAAATGAAAGAGCAAGTCGACTATATAGTTAATGACCATTAGTGCGACTTGCTCTTTTTATGCTTCGATTTCGATTGCAAGCCCGGATTTGAATTCCACATTGAAGTGGTCGGCAAAAACGGTGATCTTCTCGATGAGCTTTTTTACCAGAGCCTCATCAAACTCTGTGATATCGGTTTCTTGACCTGCGATGAAGTTCTGCAGCTCTTTGAGCCGGTTCATGGCTTCTTCCCGGTGGTGGCTGTCGAGTTCGGATTGTTCTCTCTGGTCGCGGAGCCGGAAAATCTCATCGGCGATAGAGTCATAGTCCTGTTTATTGTTTGCCTTCTTGATGAGCTCTTTTTGCAGTTCTTCGAGCCTTGCCTGAATGCCGCCTGGCGAGAGGGTGTCAGCGCTGACCACAGCTTTTGCGATGTTCTGCTGTAAGGTTTTAAGGAAAAAGTCCCGCTCGGTAAGAATTTTATTGAAGGCCTTGACCGTGATCTCTTGTAGAAGGAGCTCGTTAACCGTCCGGTTGGTGCAGTTCTTTTCAGCCGAGGTCGGTTCCAAGCGGCTGATGCAGCGCCATACGATGGACTTGCAGCCGTGATTGTTCCAGTGAACGCGCCGGTAAAGCTCACCGCAGTCTCCGCAGAAAACCATCTGTGCAAAACAGTGATTGCAGGAGAAACTGCGTTTTTTGCCTGTCGGGCTGACGTGGACTACCCGGCGACGGACAAGCTCCGCCTGCACCTGCATGAAGAGCTCTTTCGGAATGATTGCTTCATGATCGCCCTCAACGTAGTATTGAGGGACGGTGCCGTTGTTCTTGATCCGCTTTTTTGTTAAGAAGTCTGTGGTATAGGTCTTTTGAAGCAGCGCGTCGCCCATGTACTTCTCGTTGCGGAGAATCTTGTTGATGGTGCTGGTGTGCCATTTTGTCTTGCCAGCGCCGGTAAGGATGCCATCAGCCATAAGCCCGTCGGCGATCTTATCCATGCTGGAGCCTTCAAGGTATTCTCGGTAGATGCGCTTTACGATTTCTGCCTGCTCCGGATCAATGATCAGATGCCCGTTGTCATCCTTTGTGTATCCGAGGAAGCGATTGTGATTAACCTGAACCTTACCTTGCTGGTAGCGGTATTGAAGTCCCAGTTTGATGTTCTGGCTCATTGACTGGCTTTCCTGCTGGGCAAGGCTCGCCATGATTGTGATCAGAACCTCGCCTTTAGCGTCCAGCGTGTTGATGGCTTCCTTCTCAAAATAAACTGGTATGTTCTTGTCTTTCAGCTGCCGGATGTATTGGAGGCAGTCAAGAGTGTTTCGGGCAAATCGGCTGATGGACTTGGTGATGACCATGTCGATGTTACCGGCCATGCACTCGTCGATCATTCGGTTGAATTCGTCACGCTTTTTTGTGTTGGTGCCGGAGATGCCGTCGTCCGCAAATATGCCAGCCAGCTCCCATTCCGGATTCTTTTGAATGTACTCGGTGTAGTGTGTGACCTGAGCCTCGTAGCTTGTTTCCTGTTCCTCGGAATCCGTGCTGACGCGGCAGTAGGCTGCAACACGGAGCTTTTTCTGATCTGATTGTTTTACTGTATTTCCGACCTGTCGTCTGGCCGGAATCACCATAACATTTCCCATTAGCTTACCTCGCTTTCAATGAGGCTGTAGAGGTATTCTGCCTGCAGCCTCGGATCTTCATAATGTTGCTCTGCCGCTGCCATGCGAAAGCCGGTAGGAGGCAATGCGTGTTTTACATTCTTTTTCCTGTTCAGCCTGCCAAGTTTCCCGGCGCGTTCCAGACGGATGGCAGCAGCTTTATCGTAGGTTTCCTGATCGATGATGGCCGGGTAAAAATCGTCTCCGAGGTAGTGTCTGTTTTCCATCAGACGCTTTGCCGTGCCGTGGTAGGTTTCAATGCCAGCAGCGGCAGCGGCCTTGGCCAGTGCCATCCCGGAGATGTAATTCTCATAGAGCTTTCGTATCTTATTGGCTTCATCCTCTTTAATCGTGGCACAGCCGTTTTCAATGCTGTAGCCGTAGGGAGTATGTCCCATGCATTCACATCCTTTCCCGAAGTGTCAGACCGCATTTCAATTCAAAGCACACTTCATTTCTGGAGCGTACAATGATGCGGTTCACATATTCTTTAAAAAGGTCATCATCGAATTCCTGAAGTATTCCGCCTTTTTCTGTAAAGTGCAGAAGCGCTGTAGCTGCGGTGACCTTTGTTACATCTCCGGAAACAGCGTTTTTTAAAGCGTTGATCTCATCCCGGAAACTGTCTGCCTGCGAAAGCAGCTCGTTCGTTTCTTTGTTAAAAAGGATCGGGTCGATGATGCCCTGTGTCATGAGCTTTGTCAGCGTCTCGCGCTTTTCTGTGTTCTGCGCCAGTAGGGTCTGTATTTCCTGAATGCGCCGAAGCGAGTCATCAGACGAAGTGTTTTTCAATGCGTCCACATATGGTTTTAGGATGATCCTGTGCGCGTAGACCAGCTTGTTCATCATGGTGACGAAAGCCTGCTTCAGATCATCGTCTTTTACAAAAAGCATGTGGCATTTATCTTTATCCTTGATGTGGGTACTGCAGCACCATGCGATGTATTTGTATCCGGTGCAGCTGTGTATCCGGCGCTTAAAGGTATCGCCGCACTCGCCGCAGATGATCTTCCCGGAGAAGGTGTAGCGATTCTGGTATTTGTCGCTCCCTTTGACGACACCTTTTTCCGTTGCCCGCTGGTGAATAAAAGCGTGAGCAGCTTCAAAGTCCTCCCGGCTGATGATTGCCTCGTGATGATCCTTGACCATGTACTGTGTCTGCTCGCCGTGATTGTTGTGCCGGACAAAGCGTGAATCCGAGTACGTTTTCTGGAAAAGGCAGTCGCCGACATACTTCTCATTGGAGAGCATCCCGCGAATGGTTGTGGCTGTCCAGCGTCCGTTTCGCTTGGTAGGAATGCCGCGCCGGTTCAGGTCATCTGCGATGGCGGGGGTGCCTTTGCCGGAGAGCAGCGCTGCGAAGATTTCTTTTACCACAGCCGCCTGCTCCGGATTAATTACCATCTGCTCGCCATCCCAATCGTAGCCGTAGGGTGGGTAGCTGACTTTATAGGTGCCGCTCTCAAAGCGTTTCTGGATTGACCACTTGCTGTTTTCTGATATGGAAACAGACTCGCCTTCGGCCATGCTGGAGAGAATTGCCAGAAACAGCTCGCTCTCCATTGAGCCGGTGTTGATATTTTCCTTCTCGAAATAAATCGGAATGTGCAGGGCGAGCAGTTTTCTTACCAGTTCTAAGCAGTCCGTTGTGTTCCGGCTGAAGCGGCTGATGGATTTTGTGATAACAAAGTCCACTTTACCGGCCTTGCAGTCGTCAATGAGTCGTAGGAGCTCCGGGCGCTTGTCCTTCTTGGTGCCAGTGATGCCTTCGTCGAAATAGAGTCCAGCGAACTTCCAGTCATCACGGGATGTGATGTAATTTTCGTAGTGGGTTTTCTGTGCCTCAAGGCTTTCAAGCTGGGCATCGGAATCCGTAGAGACGCGGCAGTAGGCGGCTACCCTGATCTTCTTGAGTTTAACTTTCGAGTTCGCTGTTTCCGCGATTTTCGTAACTTTTTTCAAGGGAAGTACCTCCTTTCCGTACGTCTATACATCACTCTAAAGCGACTACATATCAAGGGATTTTCGGCATTATTTCCGCGAACAAGGGAGAGAAAGTTTCCCGATTGATGGCGGTTAATTTGTTGAATTCAGCCACAGAAATGAGGCCGTCATCGAGCATCTTCTTTGCGATTGTCTGCGCCCGGCGGTAGTCCAGATCGCCCTGAATCCGCTCCTGTGTGAAATATCCAGATTGAACTTTCATGTTTTCGTTTGGCATAACATATCCACCTCCAGTTTCCACTGGAGATGAACTGCCTTTTTGAGCGGAGGAAAATAAAAAAAGCCTGCGGGCATTCCGAAGAACACTCGCAGGCATAGCAGATTGGATATTCAGTTATTTCACTCTGATCTTCCAGCCGGTCAGAATAAGGTTGACGTTTTTGATGAGCGTCGGGTTGAGCTTCTGGATCGCCGAAACCGTGGTGCTGTATTTCTTAGCAATTCCGGAGAGGGTATCACCGCTTTTTACGGTGTAGTAGACAGGAGTAGATTCCTGCTTTTTCACCAGAGCATTGACCTTTGCCTGCACGGCAGAATAATCATACCCGGCAGCGGTGAGGCGTTCTTTGCGGTCGGTTCCGTTTCCCCATTTGCCGTCCAGCACCTCCTGTGCCAGCTCATCCACGGTCTTTGCCGGAGTGACCGGAGCAGGAGTGGCAGGCTTACTGTCATCGGACGCAGACTTTGTAAAGCCGTTGAAGCCGCCGTTCTGGATAATGGCAGGATAATCCACATAGGCGTAGTCCATATCCACATTACCACTGATGCCGTCAACAGAGCCCTTGGAAGAATACTGCCAGATGCCGTAGTCGCCTTTATAGGAGCATTTGCTGGCATACTGCGCTACCCAGTGGGCGTAGGGCGTGAGCTTCGTGTCATCCATACGTTCTTTGAAGCCGGAAACAGCGGAGCCATAGATCCCGACGAAGTATCCGGCATCCTCCATCGTCTTACAGAAAGCAATGGTGGCCTCAGTGATTCCGGCTTTGGCAGAAGCGGGCTGTGCCTCGTTATCCATATAGACCGGATATTCCAGCTGCTTGCCCTTCAGGATATGCAGGAAGCGCTCGGCATCTGCTTTTCCGGCGGCAGCAGTCACGCAGTCTTTTCCGACAAAGTAATATGCGCCGATGGGGATACCGGCAGCCTTCGCACCTTTGTAATTTGCTTCCCATTTGCTATCCGTATAAAAACCGGCATCGGAGCCGCCAGCCTTGATGATGGCAAACTCGATACCGGCCTTTTTGACCTTATTCCAGTCAATGGTTCCCTGCCAATGACTGACGTCGATTCCTTTTCTCGTCATGTTATCTTTCCTCCTCATCGTGACGGTCGTGGAGCTGCTCCAAGACCTCCTTTAATTTCTCCGGTACCGGCAGGCCGAGATGTGCTGCGTTCTCCGTCAGTGACAGTCCTTCATTAGACAGGTAAAAGAAGATGATCGCCGTGCGGAGCACTCCCGGATGTCCGAGCACCTGAACATCAATGACGTTCCCGATGCCCACCAGCAGGAAGATCAGCACCTTGCGGCAGATTCCCTTAAAGCCGACCTCGCTTGAGAGCTTTTTGTCGGCAATGGCACACATGATGCCGGTAAGGTAGTCGCAGGTCACAAAGATCACCAGCGCAATCAATAGCCCGTCACAGCCGCCTAAGAAATAGCCAAGCCATCCTCCGACAGCAGCAAATACCAGTTGGATCGTGTTCCAGAATTCTTTCATGAGAAAATCCCTCCTTTGTGCAAAATAAAAGCCGCCTGCATTTTGCAGACAGCCTCGTGAACTGTATCCGTGTATGAAGTTATATCTGTTTTGGTAGCGCCTCCCAGAGCCGCATATCCTCCTGTCCCAGCGACCACATGGCAAAGCCTCTCACTCCCCAGCGGTAGGCCGCTTCATTTGCCCAGTAAACGAGCGAATCCACGTCCTGATAGTAGAGGATGGAAAAGCCGTCAGCATCACCGAGAAAGAGCCTTGCTATCCAGATGTCGATGTCCTTTGGCGTGATGGTCACCGTATAATCGTTGCCACAGGTCAGGGCAAGCTCATGGGAGTGGTAGAACTCATAATCCAGAGAAATGCTCTCGCTGCGTGTCGCATCCTCCTCGATATCCGAGGTCAGCGTAAACACCTGAAATTCCGTATCCCATGTAGCGTTCGACCGGCTGATCCT